GGGACCAGGTCATGCCTTTGTATTTGTATTGCTATGACAATTCTGATCAGCAAGGGTACACTATTAAATATCAAGACTTATATAACCAGATCCATATTCAGCCGGTGGATCGGTATAAAGACAATCAAAAGGTTTATTACAAATTAACTAAAGAAATACTAAAAGGAGTGCAATTATGACCTTAGTCAGCTATACCCTTATTAGCTTATTAATCTTATGGTATTACTGGAGAGTAGAACATGGGAAAAAATAAAGGATGGATTAAGATTGATCGAAAGATTCGGAATAATTTTTTATGGGAAGAAAAAAGACCCAGGACCAAACTAGAAGCCTGGCTTGATTTATTAATTAGAGCCAATCACCAGAAAAAAGAATGGCTACATAATGACCAGGTTATTCAAACTAAAAGGGGCGAAGTAATAACCTCAATGAAACAGTTAGCAATCGAATGGAAATGGTCCAGACAAAAGGTAAAAAGGTTTTTAACCTTGATCGCAAAGCGTGATATGATTGTGATGGAAGTGAATCAAAGTATGAGTAGGTTAAGTATCTGTAACTATGAGACTTACCAGGGTGGCGTTACAACCGATGTTACAACCCTCACCCACCAAACGGACACCTCGCACCCACTACTAAAGAAAGAAAAGAATTATAAGAAAGAAAAGAAAACAACATATAAAAAAGAGGTTGTTGATAATTCATTTGCTATAAAATTTATAAAACTTTGGACTCCAGAAGGTTGGTTAGTAAATCCACCAACTCCCTATGAGAAAAAAGAAATTATACAGTATGGGATGAAATACAATGATGACATTGAATACTGGAGACCCTTCCTGGAAGAAAGACAAAAGCGAATTAAAAGAGGGGAGTTCCACCATAACTCAATTAAATCTTTTTGTGGAGGTGCATTTAGAACTTATACCAAAGAATCTAGGTTAGCAACTAAGCCTAAACAAGAGCAATTCAGACCTTGTAAGTCCGGAGGGTTTATTGCCTACTGTTCAGAGTGTGGACATAAGAGTTTTCCTAATGAATATCAGCTTAAACATGAAGGACCCAACTGTCACTCCGGAAGATCTTTTGTAGCCACTAAGCCAAAGGTGGTTAAAAAGAAAGTGAACAGCAATGATACACAAATGGATAAAGAGATCTTAGCAAAGGTAGGGTATGCGATTGGATAAGCATACTGGATGGGTCATAACAGCCTTATCATCAAATCAAGTTCATAAAGGTCAAAAAAGCTCTAATCATGGGAATTGTGTCATTTCGGATAAGGTCTTAAAGCTGTGTCCTAATTGCGACAGAATATATGAAACGCTGACAGTGGCTGATAAAAAATACAATCAGTATTACCTAGACTTTCCTAAGTATGGCAAAAAGAAAAAGACTTGTTTGTTTTGCTTAAAAGATAGCATCCGGTGGGTCAGTCCCCATGATCCAGGAGATGAACAGCAATTTACTTACCGAATTAAGAAAGAAGCTCCTAGAAAAAAGAAAAAGGTCAGCTATGTCCAGGTACTTAAAAATTTAAAAAGAAAAGGGAAATGATAATGTTAACTAAAGAAGAAGAAGTAAAACACAGTATAATTTTATTACATGATGTAGCAAGTAAATTATTTGAAAAATTAAAATCTGAAAATTTTACAAAAAAAAAAGCAATTGAAGTTGAGTTTGCATTGTTGAAGTTAATTGGCATTGTAGCTACTGGAGTTTTTAAAGATTATAAAGAATATAGATTTTATTGTGAAGCTGTACAAAAAGATATAGCTGACCAATTTAAAAAATATTTAAGGGAGAATGAATGAAACATTATTGGGAATCATTATTTAATGAAAATCTTACTTTTATCTTAGGGTGGGAAGCCTTTGTATTCTTAATCACTTTGATGTGGTTATTGGATCGCTATGATATGAGAAAGATAAAAAAAGATATTAATATTATTGCCAAGATTGTCGGAAGTAAAGAGCATAAATAATCTTTTCTTGTTCCGAAATTCAAAGGATTGATAGTATATTAAACAGAATGGGTGATTTATATATACATATAGTGCAGGGCATAGTTGCCTTGTTATCTTTTTATTTAGGATCCTGGGTCTATTACAGAGGTCAGCAGGATCAGAGTCCAAACCCTTTTGTCAACTTAGATAAACCAGAAGAAGTAGAGCAGGAATCATGGGACCAGGTTTAATCGAAGTGGACTTTTTAATGGAAGAATTGGATGACATTCAAATGCTGTGGGCTCATTTAGCGATCAGTGCTTTAAGAGCCGGTTATCATGTAACAGAGGTGAACATTGGCATTAGCTGAGTTGACCAATAAGCAGAAAATGTTTTGTCAAGAATACATGGTAGATCTTAATGCGACCCAAGCATCTATAAGGGCAGGATATAGCCAAAAAACAGCAAAAGAAATAGGCTGTGAGAACTTAACCAAACCTAATATACAAGCTGAAATACAGAGGTTACAAGCTAAGAGGGTTAAGAGAGTACAGTTAACAGCAGATAAAGTATTAGAAGATATTGAGAGAGTGAGAGGAAAAGCAGAAAATTCGGAGCAGTACACAGTGTCTTTGAAAGCATCGGAACTCCAGGGAAAACACCTGGCGATGTTTACAGAGAGACAGCAGATTGAAGGAGAATTAAAAATGCCTTCAGTCAACATACAGCTTTCGGATGCAGAAAAACCCTAGAGATATAAAATTAAATCCAAACCAGTCTAGTTTTATCCAATGCGAAGAGCAAGTGATTGCCTTCTTTGGAGGGATTGGAAATGGAAAGACCTTTGCCGGAATCCTTAAAGGTATTTTAAGAGTCCTGGATAAAAATCAGCCACCACAATTAGGCATGATTGCCAGGCAAACCTACCCAGAATTAAGAGACTCAACTCAGAGAACTTTCTTTGAGTTATTGCATTTATTGGGCTTTTTACCTGGGGTCCATTATGATTATAAAAAGCAGGAAAACCGGTGCATATTTAAAAATGGTCATGAGATTATATTCAGATCCTTAGATGATCCTGCCAAGCTATTATCGATCAATTTAGGTTGGTTCTATATAGACCAGGCTGAAGAAGTCAGCGAGGAAGTTTTCCTAACCCTATTAGGTCGATTAAGAGCAGTCTCAAACCCTCAATGCTACATCACTGGTAACCCACTTGGGCATAACTGGGTGTGGCATAGATTTATACATGATCCGGTCCCAGGCAACATCATATTTAATGCTAAGACTGAAGAGAATATTGATAACCTACCCGAAGGTTACATTGATACATTAAAAAAGAACTACAATGAGATCTGGGTAAATAGATATTTGTATGGATCCTGGGATGCTTTTGAAGGACAGATTTTTCCAGACTTTGAGCCCAGTGTTCATGTAGTTAATGATTTTATGCCAGACTCATCCTGGAGAAGATTTATAGCGATTGATCATGGAAGGACCAATCCAACTGCTGTTTTATGGGGAGCAGTCAACCAGGATGATGTTATGTTTATTTATCGAGAGCATTATGAAGCCGGAATGGATGTAGACTACCATGCTAGGGCGATTAAAGCTCACTTAAATGAAGGCAGATATGAAACCTATGTTATTGATCCCAGTACCGGTGCAGGAAAGGTAGGAGATCCGGAGACCATAGGGAACCGATATAGGCAATTGCATATTCCAGTAGTCAATGCAAACAATGATGTTCAAGGGGGAATTGACAAGGTAACCCAGTACATCAAGAAAAATAAATTAATGGTCACTAGGTCCTGCGAGAATTTGAGGCGAGAGCTCATCAATTATCAGTGGGAACAGCCTAGTGCATCCAGAATGGAATTAAATAGTCCAGAAAAACCTTTAAAGAAGGATGATCATGCAGTGGATGCTCTTAGATATTTAATTGGAGAAGCTGTAGACAGTGCGAAGAGACCAGACACCAGGAGCGAAACCGAAAGATTTATTGATACTATTGTGGTCGATAATCATTCACAACCTCAATGGGATAGTATATAATGGCAGGAATGGATTATTATCCGGCACTGGACCAGGAATCTGCATTAGA